GGATGTAAGGGAGTATTTCTATTGCTGAATAGTGGATTACCATATCTTGAATATAGTCCGTAAAAAGGGCTAAATAATCTCCTGCTAAAGAATCACCTGTTATATCACTCTTTATCTTGTTGAATAATTTAGTTCCTAGAATCCCCTGAACATGAATATCCTGAGCAATCTTAATGAATTGAATCATCTGATCTCTATCAACATTCCCATTGATTCCTGTTCTCTTAATAACATCAGCAGGGCTGACAAATAAAATCTCTGCCATCTTAATTCAATTTTCCTCTGTTAGGCATATCAATCGGTCTAGTATTAGCAGTATCATAATCCTTAGGATTGATCTTGCTCTGTGGTACTCCTGCTGAACTTGCAGCACTTGGACTTACTCTCCTATCATTCTCTAGAGCCTCAGTCTTACTCTTAGGCAAGAACTTCCCTCCATCTCTTCTTCTCATATAAACAAGCCTCTGCCATTTATGGTGGCAATACGCTCCTCCTTTATACTTGAAGATTGAATATGTACTTCTCCCTTTAGGAGCAAACTGCCCATTCACTCCAGAGAAACTCATCTGATTGATATCTTCCTTTCTATATACTTTGCCTCCATCAGACAATCCAACCATCTCAACGCAGAATGTTCTTGAGTTATCTCTTAATGATCCTGAATATCTGTAACGAATCTTGAACATTCCTGCATCTCCTGATGATCTCTCCTCAGCATCACCATATGAAGCAACAGATCTCATAGCAACAGAAGTAATAGCCTCTACAATCTCATCTTCCTTATCAGGATCATCCACATCCTGAACCGCAGTTAACTCCCATTCCTCTTCATCAATATCCTCTCCCTTATCAGCAAGGTATTCCAACCATTCCTTCTCATCCTCCTTAGTGAACTCAGGGGCACTCATCTTAATACCTGTTTCCTTCTCAAGAGTCTCCTCATCAGTTACCTCAGCAACTTCTGTAAACTCTAAAGGAGCAAGTGTCTTGAAGTATAAGTCTAATGATACATTGTTGAAAGCTAGGATCTGATCTAACGCTTCAATAACCTGATTCTGCTTAGGTCTGATAACACTATTATCAAACAAAGTGAAAGCAGTCTTTATCTCATCAGCATTATTACCCAATCCTGTCTGATCCTTAACGCCAAACAACATAGGAGATGTGATTCTATGTCCTACCAATACCTTCTGCTGAGATTCCTTAGATAGGAACTCATATTGATTATGAGCATCTGATAATTGAACAGGCTCAATAGAAGCAGCAGTATCAGCACTATCATTAAACGCTAGAATGAACTTCCCTGCATTGCTAGATCCTGACCATTTATGCTTAATCTGTGATTCAATGATATCTCTCTCCTCCTCTGGAGGTACTCCATTATTGAAGTTAACAATCATTGAGGGAGCAAGTCCATTCTTGATATTATTGATATGGTAGTTAGCAACCTCTCCTTCTAACTCAGCATATGGTAAAGCACCTTGATAATCAACAGGAGAATAGTAGTAAGATCCAGAGCGATATGGTCTGAAATACAATATCTCAATCTTATCAGATAATTCACCAAACCCAAAGGCAGGAATCCTCTCAGCACCTTTCTTGCTTTTGACCTTATCCCAATCATAAGCATAATAATATCCCTCAATCTCTCCTTCCTCATTACATTTCTCTGCTCTGAGGCATTCCACAGGCATATGATGAACCTCAACAATCTTGCTCTTATCCTGATTGTATATCAATTGGAAAGCACCATTACCAAGCATATAGTAATCATTGATTACCTTCTTCAATTCCTGATCTTTGATCAACTTCCTTAATTGAATATATCCTTCTGGATTCTTTCCTGAATCAGTAGCATCAATACCCTCTCCAAAAATCATGTCAATGATTCCCGATATCACCGCATTATTTGTAGGAGATCCATTGTATCTATCTATCAAGTATTGGAAGTAATTATTATCTCCTCCATACTCAACCCATCCCTTTCTGCTATTCTCAGAAATCACAGGGCTTGTATAGCTTGATAGCTGCACAAATTTGAAGTGGCTATTATTCTCCATAAATCTTAAACTCGTTATTCATAGTCTTTTCTGTTGTGGTCAACTTAGGCTGATAAGTGCTAACATTAGATCCTGTTGGAATGATATACATCTTATCCTGAGAAAGCAATTTAGTCTTTCCCTCCGTTTCCCAAATCTTCAAAATATAGAAACTCTCCTTATTCAAGGTAGAAACATCATAGGCAAATCTAAGTGTTTTTCTAAAATCATCATATGTAGATCCTGAAGTGATATCAGTAAACGATTCCTGCTTTCTATTTCCTTCTGAGATAACTTCCAGATAATAAATTGGCTCTGAGAAATCCCTGATATACATCTTAATTGTTGCCGTAGTATTTTCTTCAACTATTATCATACAATTATAAAACCCAAAACAAGAATTGTAGTATATTTGCCATTCATCTCTCTAGGTAGACTATCTACCAAAAAAGAAAGCCCTTCCTTAATGGAGGGGCTTCTTTGATTATAATCAGGATCAGATATTAGATATCAGATATCTCTGAAGCATCAGCAGTAATCGTAGCATCTACGAAATTAGCAGGTAGTTTCTCCTGAGCAGTAAATGTTAAAGTATATCCTGATAGATCACCCATTGCAGTTCCTGTTACAACAGAACCTCCTGTTACCTCAGCACCATACTCTAAGCCCATCATGAACTTATTGCCGTTGTTATCCTCTACAACTACATGAGGTCTAGATCTTACAATCAACTTCAACTCATTGTGAGTTTCCTTACTCATCTTCTTCAATGTGAGGTTCAATACCTGCTCATAGAATGATGTTCCTGTATCTCTGGATGAAGTAATAGTTTGCTCAAATGATGAAGCACCCTTCACATCAAACTGAAACCAAGTAGGAGTTCCACCAAAAGCATCAATTGTATCTTCAACTCCTGAACCTGAATCATAAGTGATAGCACCTAATGTACCAAAGTCTGCAAGATATACCGCAGTAATCCCACCTACAACATCCTTACAAGGTTCGTTTCTTCCTTTTGTTAATGTACAAGCCATGTTATTTTTTTTATTAAAAAAGGGCAGACAAGCATAAGCCTACCTGCCCCTTTTAAGATTAATCAATCAACTCTTAGTCGTTAGCCGAGTTTGTGATTCCGTAAGTAACGATATCAGAAGCAAATCCGTATTGTACTCCTGCTGTAAAGCGCATTACAAAACGAACATTCTGAGAACCATCAAGATCAGCCATATCTAGAACCTTAACTTCATTGTGGTCTGATAACAAACCTGTACCAAAGAATAAGTTAGATTTCTGAGCAGCTACCGCAGTATTGTCAGCAAGACCTGAACAAACAAACAACTTCACACCATCAAATGCTAAGTTCTGTCCCATTCCGTACCACATAGTACCCTTGTTATCAACACCATTAGCACCAATACCTGCAATGCCTACATTTTCAGCAGCAGCTACATTTTGTAGAGTTACTGAAGAGAATCCACCTAAAGCACGAACATAAGCACGAGCAATATTCTGAGATACATAGATGTAAAGATCTTCCTTGCCATATACTGAAGTAGGTATAGCATCAACAATAGAACCTAACTCAGCAATAACATTAGCAGCAGTAACACTTGTACCTGCAATTTCATTAGCTTGAGGAAGATCAGCATCAGCAGCTAACAATGTAGTCAAGCCAGAGAACTCATCAGTTCCGCCTGTACCTTCCCAAATCATCTGCTCTGTTTTCTGAGCAACCTTATCAGCTACATAACCGATTAAGTAGTCTGTGAATGATGCAGGTAACTCATCAAAAGCACCATAGCCCATTTGCTCTGCTTCCCATTGGTTGTGGAAGTCTTTCTTACATAATTGCAAGTTCACTTGTAACTCCTTTGGAGTCAATACACGATCTGCAATTGTTACATCTGTTGCATCAGAGAAATCACATGCTGCATTCTTAACCAACCCTGCAGTTGAAAGAGTACGCATTGTTTCTTTGAATTTTACATTTGGTTTGATAGTGATACCTCCACCATCTAAAGTGTCAGCACTCAATAATGCAGCGGCAATGTATTTCCC